GCATTACGTACCACATAACATCACCCAACTCAATAATAAGATGTTCTCTATTATCGTCGTTCCAAGGTTTACCTTGAAATACCATCTTTTTAACGATCTCCATAAACTCACCACCTTCAGCACTAATCCCAACAGCAGCAGTGGTAAGGCGATTAATATTGGCACCCTTTCCATTAAGGGAACTAAGACTCTCAATAAAAGATTGATAATCCTTACTGGGATCGGATGTGACACCATCCACGAAATGAGCATACTTAGCAAAGTCAATTTTTTTAGTCATTAAAATTTAAATTCTGCGAATGATTTTTTTGGTTTCTGTTTAAAGTCATTATACTCCTCTTCTTGTCCACTGTCAACTATATCGTCTTGTGCTTTCTGTTCACAATCATATAACCTCATCTTTGCACGATCAACTCCAATTACAAATCTCTTATAAATGGTAGGATCATTATATCTGTTCTTGAGTTGCTTAACCATAATTTGATTTAGATTCTCCAGTTCTTCGGTAGATATAAGTGCAAACATAAGATCAGCAGTGGCGGGAAGACCAAATGATTCAGAGGTATCGGTAAGATCAACATCACTACTAGCAAAACCAGAACGAGTTGTCTGAGTAGCAGAGATGATTGGAACATTTGCTTCAACCGCAAGACCACGGAGTTCTTCTGCGATTGCTTTGATGTACGAATATGAGTTGACATTACCTAACTTTGAATAACGACTTGACGCACAGATGTTAAGATAATCTACAAATATTATATCAGGTCTAAATGACTTCTTCAATGATAGTTCATTCAACAATGCTTTAAAATGACCTGAGTGTGCTGATGCAGTTGGATACTCTTTGATGATTAAAGTGCCTTGTGTTTTCTTTGCAATACTATCAACCTTCTTATCAAACATAGGTTTGGGAAGTTCAGTAATATTCTGTATGTTTACATTTAAAAGATTAGCATCAATTCTCTCTGCAATCTTTTCCTCAGCCATCTCAAGCGTGATGTATAAAACGTTCTTCCCTTGGAGTAACACACTGCTTGCGACATGACACATAAACAAAGATTTACCAACACCAGTGCCAGCGAGAGCAATATTGAGTGTTTTATTAGGAACCCCACCCTTCGTAATCTTATTGAAAAAATCGAGGTCGAATTGAATTCTTTCTTCTTTTCTATGATATAAGTCATATCTTTCTTCGTAATCTTCTAAGTAATCGTGTCCTATATGATTATCGAAAGAAACAGCCAAAGCGTCAGAGAGAATGCTAGGAATAGCATCCCTTCCTTTTTTGTCATCTTCTCCATCTGCTAATGCAATAGATTCCATTAATGCTAAGTATATAGCACGATCACGACACCACTTCTCAGTAGTATCCATCAACCATTGATAATCAATTGGTGTGTTAGTTAGGAAACCACTAAGCTCACTAACCTCCTTAAGTTCTGTTTCTGTAAGGTCAACACGATTACTGACTTCAATATTTAAAGCTTCAATTGTAATTGCAGAACCATACTTAACAATAAAATCAGAGATTTGTTCGTAAACGACTCTCTCTGATTTGTTTTCAAAATAATCTTTTTTGATGAAAGGAATGACCTTACGAGAATACTCTTCATTGAATATTAAATTTTGAAGAATAGTGGTCTCAATCCGTTCCATAAGAAAAATGCTTTTGTGCTATTGTATCAAGTTCCTTCATTATATCATCTGTAAAGTATTCTGTGGGATTTCTTAATATTTCTTTAGCATATATTTTTTTACCATTCATTTCATATCGACCAGCGACATTCTTCCACATACCACCAAGTTCTCCTAATTCAAGGAGACCGTAGTATCTATCAAGTCCTCTCTCATCATAGTAGAGTCTTATTTCGACTTGTTTGTTTTCTCTTGAGAGTCTGGATTTAGCCGTCTTAGCTTTAATAATGTTTCCAACAACTTCTGTCTTATCCTTTTCCTTTTTTTTGCTGAGATAAATGATTGTAGACGAGGCGTACTTGAGGCCACTGCCGCCTCCCATTTCTTTAGTAGGGACGTAAGAACCGATAACATCGTAAGTATGATTTGTAACTATAAGGGGAATATTTGCTTGACCAAGTTTTAAGGTAAGCATACGGAATGCTCCTTTAACAAGTTGTGATTTGGTCATGTCACGAACTTGTTTATCATCTAATGCATCTCTTATCTCTTTCTCTGTAGAGAGCATTCCTAAAGAGTCTAACACAAACATACAAGGTTTGCGATCCTCTTCTTCTGTCTTAAGGTATATATCTACTGCACGAAGTGCCTTACTTCTAAACTCTTCTATGGTAACGACATTGACAACAACAAGTCTGTTTTGATCAATTCCACGAGATGTAAGTAATCCCTTGGTGATTGCAGCTTCAGTATCAAAATAGAGGCAATACCCATCAGGGTTAGTATCAAGAAAGTTCTTGACAATAGCCAAGGAAAAATAAGTTTTTCCAGTAGAAGTCTCACCAGCAATGGCAGTAATCTTATTAGAAGAAACGCCACCATAAATGGAACCGCTAACAACTGCATTAAAGATATAACTTCCTGTATCAATGAATCTTTCTGTTTCATCTATGTCTGCTGCTATTTGGGTGTACTCATCACCAATCTCTTTAACTATTTCTTTGAGAAAATCCATTATTTTTCTATCTTATGATAAACTTCAACATACGATTCACACTTTGGGCATGATAAATTCGTAATTATATCATACTCCATATCTTCGTAATCGTCAAGGTCATGATCACCTCCCCAAATTAGTTCGGTGCCACAGTGCCAACAATTCATTCAATAATATCCTCTAATGTAAATAAAGAAACAAACTCAATGTTGTTGTCTTCCCATACTTTATGATCTTCACATCTATCTACAATAGCAACGACACGATTAACAACATAACCTGCATTACGAAGAACGTTTACTGCTTTCATAGCACTACCACCTGTTGTAGTTACATCTTCCAATACTGTGATTAAAGAACCTTCTGATGGTTTATTACCTTCGATTGCTTCTTTTGTACCATATCCTTTTGGATTCTTTCTGATAATAAGAGCATCAATATGCTTACCTGAGTAATATGCTTTCTGGGCTATACCACAAACTAAAGGATCAGCACCAAGTGTAAGACCACCAACTGCTACAGATTCATCCTCTACGTGTTCTATCATCAAATGTGAACACAATGCATTACCTTCACAAGATAATGTAACTGGTTTACAATTAATATAATGCTCTGATTCTTTACCAGATGATAAAGTGAATTGTCCGTGCTTGTATGCTCTTTCTTTCAAGAGATGAAGCAGTGTTTTTCTATGTGTTTCCATCAGATTCCTAATAGTTTACGTTGTCTTTCAAAATACCCCTTGAGTATCCATGAACTGCTATTCATTTTATCATCACCACCAATACCAAATTCAAATTGTACTCGTGGATCTTCACCATATAAGTCAGTTTCTGGTGTGTTAGATTTACCTCTGTCACCTCCATTACAGAAAACAACTGTCTCTGCAATTTCTAAACATTTTGCAATTGCACCACAGGCAGAACCTTTATCATCATCTGGTACAGTAATTACTGCATCAACCATATCTAAGTGACGAATGATCTCTGCACGTTCAACCCAAGATTGAAAGTATTGACCTTTCTTTTTAGTCAACCATTCTTCTGTGTTTATACCAACTACAAGATAGTCAGAAAAATCTTTTGCTCTTGTGAAGTATGATATATGTCCGCTATGGATAGGGTCAAATCCACCAGTAACAAGACTCAATTTTTTAAAAAACATTATGCAATGTAACCATATTTTTCACGAAGTATTTTTTTATAAGGTTTACCTTCTTCAATCAATACTTTTACTAATCTTAATTTTTTTGCAAGTTCATTATCAACATCTGATACAGATTCAATAAGAACCTCTAGTTCATCCAATTCAATAGGTAAATCCATTAGGTAAAAAATAGTTCAAGGTTTACAGTTTTCTCAACATTCCAACCAACCGCATCAAGGACTGCTTTAAGTGGTTCAACAAAACTCTTCTCAAATTGTAGATCATAATCTACATACTTGTCAAGTCCTATTTCAGTTGGAAAATCTTGAATAAAAGAGATTACATTCTCTTGTATGATATTTGGTTTTTTAAGGTAGAGAAACTTGACTTTCTCACCGTTACCAATGAGTGAATATTTATTATCCAACTTCTTCTGCTTTATATAATGATTGAATAATAATGCACCCCGAACATGTATTGGAGTTCCTTTTGCATAGATTGTAGAAGATGCTTTATACTTTTGCACGTTTGATGCAGTGCGAGGAAATGCAATATCTTCTGGAGGAAGTGCCTTAAATTTGGCACGACAATCATCAATATAATCAATCACTTCGTCCTCAGTTCCATTCATCATTATCTTCAATCCGTCCTTAATCATTGTGCGACAAGGTGCAGGAGTTGATGACTTCACTGCTTCAATACCCATCATCTTTAATTTGGGTTCATCATATCTAACTCCCTCACTATCCCATACGTTTAGAATATATCTTTTCTTTGCTGTCCATATACCACGATCTGCAATGTTCTCTCTTTTCATAAACATTTTTTGATCGTAAGCATTTACGTACTCGGCCAACGTTTCATAAGAACCCGTAATATACTTTTCAAGTTCCATTTCACAGATCTTATTAAGGAACGAAACAACGCTTTCATTAGTTTTCTCTCTCCCCTTGTATATAACTTCGACCAAAGGACCCAAATTGAGGTAGATACTATCAGTATCACTAGCAATAACATAATCTTCACCCTCCGTTTTCAATAATTTGTTTAGATAGTTATTCATACGGTTTTCAATCCAACGAATTGAAACCTGTCCTGATAAGGTAATTGCTTCTGCGTTTGCTAATTTATAATAGCGGAAGTATTGATTACCAATCGCACCATAGGCAGAGTTAAGAGAAATTTTCTTTGCCATCTGGATGTTGTTACATCTTGCGATTTCTTTTTCAAGGTCTTTTGTCTTTGTCTTTTCATACTTCTTCTTTGCAGTAATCATTCTCTTCTTGAAGATGACTCTTTCGTTATACATCTTCTCCATCAGTTCTGGTAAGAACCCACGAACATCTTTACGGAACATTGCACCGTTTGCACAAATTGCATTGTCCTTATACCCCTCAAAACTTACTTCCTCATTGAGTATCTTATCAACTGTAACTGTTGGATGTTTTTGTTCAAGGAGTGTCTCTGGGGAAATATTATATTGCATAATAAGATGAGGATACAGAGAGTTGAGGTCAAAAGAGACCACCCAATCATACTTTCCAGGTATCGGTTCCTTGACGTATGCACCTGCATACTTTTCTGATTTGTCGGATCTTTCTTTTGGTGGAATAACAATGTTTCTCCTCTTGAGATAGTTGTAAATAATTGTGTCCCACATTCTTACCTGATAGAACACATCTTCATAGTTGACCTTTGCATCATATGCCATCGTCAAGGCAAGTTCAATCAACTTCATCTTGTCTTCCAATCGGTCAACAAGTTCAACGTCAATGATGTTGTATTCTACAAACTTCTGCCAACCATTTGTATAGAAATCTTTGAATGTATCAAACTCAGAGTGGTCAAGTTTCTTTTGTCCGAGTTCAACACTTGCAATATAATCCAAACGATATGACTCTTGTGCCTTGTATGTAAACTTCTTATATAAGTCTAAGTAGTCCAACTGTGATACACCACCAATATCATATGAAATATATCTACGACCTTGAATAAAAGTTTCACACTCTGTCACCAAACCCCAAGGTGACATTCTCTTCATTAACTTACTACCAAGAACACGATCTAATCTACGACAAACATATGGAATATCATATAACTTACTGTTCCAACCTGTTATAACTTCTGGTGTATTGCCTTCAATCATCCACCAGCTTATGAATGCATTTAGAAGTTCATACTCTGAACTGAATGACTTGTAAATTACATTCTTCTGTTTATTATTGAAGTCACCAACACCCCAAGTAATGATTTGTTTTGTTGTGTAATCTTGTATTGATATGAGTAGTATTTCTTCTGCAGCAGATTCTACATCAGGGAAACCATTCTCTGACTTGACCTCAATATCAAGAGTGACTAATTTAATCTTTTCAATATCAAACTTAACTTCCTGTTCTGGATACTTGTCTGATATGTATTGGTATATAAATCTCTCATTCCCGTATACATCAAAGTTTTCTACATCAACATACTTCTTTATAAACTCACGACAATCACGCACAGAACCAGGTTTGATAGGTTCAACAACATCTCCTGTCAATGTTTTATATTTACTTTTTCTTTTAGAGTTGACAAAAAGAGTTGGATAGAACTTCTCACGGGTTGCAAAGTGTTTACCATCTTCATAACCACGAACTAAGAAGTTGTCTCCAACCATTTGAACGTTGGTGTAAAACCTCATTCTTCAATTAAATTTAGGTATTGTTCTAACAGTGTAGGTGTTGGGATCGCTAATGTCAAGATCTTATCAGAACCCATCATAAAAGT